AATCAAAGAATTTAAGGAGTACGTCGATAGCACATATGGTCAGCACTATGCAAAAGAAAAATTCCAAGCTACTGAATTTATTGTTGATGGTGGACATGGCACGGGTTTCTGTATTGGCAATGTCCTCAAGTACGCACAGCGGTACGGTAAGAAGGGTTCTTCTGCAGACGCTAGAAAAGACTTAATGAAGGTATTACACTATGCCCTCATCCAGCTCTACGTACACGATAAAGAAGTATAAGAATATCACCATAGCATACGACGAGAATTGGAAAGTGATAATTATGTCACGAAGTAAAAATATAGTTTTATGGTATTTACAATTTCTCGGATATGTGATTAAATAAAGAAGTAGACGTTATAAAGGTTATATGGACCTGGGGGCGGTACCCAGCAGCTCCACCAAAAACACACTTCGCCTATCTGCACAATAGGTGTGGTGCAGCACACAACCCTTAGTCGGGCCAAGAAGGTGTGTTTTTGATGGGGCTGAAATAGGATCGACATGTAGTCCAGTTTACAAAACACAAATGCAAACGATAATTTTGCACCATCTGGATTTGCTCTAGCAGCATAATCACAGGGGGCGGCCACTGCCTAGCAACAGAAGTGTGGCGAATAACAAATAAAGGAATAACAATTATGGAAATTCTAAACAAAGTAAAAACATGGGCAGGGGCACTAGCAGAAGTCGGTATTAGTATCGCAGCTCTTATGATTGTACTAGAAGTCTTGGGACTTGGTGCAATTCCGTTTCTCCCAACAGCTAGCGTAATTACTAATGTTAGCGGTATCATCGCGATGTTAGGCGCTCAAGGACTAGTTGGTTTGATCGCAGTTTGGGTTCTATATGAGATTTGGAACAAAAAGTAATAATAGGAAATAATAATGAAAAAGTTACTTATCACATCCGCAATCGCTACATCGTTCGCCGGCGTAGCATTTGCTGAAGACACAACGGCCAGTGCAGGGCCAACTATTTCTGGCGAAGTCGGTATAACTTTAGCAGAAACTGCAGCCGGCGACATGGCCGGATCTATGGGTCTAGACCTTGGCATCGATGCTGCAGGTTTGGCTAACATAGACCTAGACTTTAGTGCAACAGATGGCAATGCCGTTGTACTAGATAACTGGACCGTAGGCACATCAGTTGCTGGTATCGGTCTTTCTATTGGTGACGACAACGGGCTTATGCCCGATGCAGAAGGAAACCAGACACTGGCTAAACCTGCCATGGCAGAGTCAGTGAAAGTGGAAGTAGCTGGTGCATCAGTAGCGGTAGGATTTACTGATTGGGGTACCGATCTGACAGATCTTAGCAATTTGCAAGGTTCTTACACACTCGGTGTAATGGGCATGGATGTTACTGCAGCTCTGGACTACAACTTTGATACCGAAAACACTGTACTTGGTGCAGGTGTTAACGGGTTCGAAGCAGCTGGTTTAGGAGTTGGTGGGGCACTTTCATATGATATTGATGCAGAGAAACTTGGCTTCGAAACAACTGCGTCAATTATGGGTGCAACAGCTTACTTGAATGGTGATACTGATGAAACACTACAAAACATAGGTGGTGAATATGTTTATAATCTTGGCGGAGCAGAAGTAAGCGCTGGCGCCAATTATAATTTTGATGCAGAAGAATTTAAGCCCAGCGTAGGTCTTACATTCTCCTTCTAATATTATCATAAATATTATTATCGGGTTGTCACGTAATAGACACGCAGGGAGCCACGGTTAGCTCCCTATTTTTTATAGAGGAGAATATAATGTATGGAAGATATAGTATTATAAGAACTGCAATATTTCTAGCATGTTTTATTTTTGCTGGAACAGCATTAAGTGCTCAACAATTAGAGCCTCCTGCTAAGCCTGAATTACCCGAACCTGAAACTCAACCGGGCGGGAAGGGTGTTTTAATCCACGCACCTTGTGATTATTTCCCCATTGTATTCGACATTCAAAAGAATAGTGACGAAAGATTAATGTTTGTAGGTAACGGAGCTGTTAAGGAATATTCTAGCAATAGGTATTTTAGAGGTGCAGTTGCTGTTTGGTGGAATATGGAAACCAAAAACGCTTCTATTACAATTCAGTTTCCCGATGGTATGATATGTTTACTTTCCCCTGCAGGGAACTTCCAACCCTGGACCGATCCCCAGCCCTGGGAGCCCCCAAAAGTAGATAAACAAAGTTTCTAAAAAATTTTTGTATAAATACGAAAGACTAATAATTCATAAGGGAAAAATATTATGAAGAGACTTCTGTCCGCAGTTCTCTTCGTTATGGCATCATCTGTTGTTCAGGCCCAAGTCGCTAATGACGCAGATGGTAATTTTGATAGTACTAGCTATGTAGAAACAAACAATGATAGTACTACAACCACAACTAGCACTGTAACTACTGATAATACGAATACTAATGATACGACGATCACTAGTACAAATACAAATACTAATACAAACACGAATACTAGTACTGTAGATAGTACAACCACTTCGACAAACACGAATACGAATACTAGTACGACAAATAATACAAATACTAATACTAGTACAAATACTAATACGAATACTTCGACTATAGATAACACTACCACTAGCACGGTTAATAGCACTTCTGATAATACATCTAGTGTGACTACGGATAACACCAACACAAATACTAGTACAAATACCAATACCAATACGAATACTAGTACAAACACCAATACAAATACTAATGTTAATACAAACAATAACACTAGTAATACTACCATGAGTAGTACGTCTAGCAATACTAATGCCAATGTAAATCAAAATACATCTACATCAGACGTTACTCAAAAGATTGAATCCCCACCGCCATCAGCAATAGCACCTACCATTATGTCAGGTGGTAATGACAACTGTACAGTGACATGGTCTAGTTCTGTGCAAACCCAAATACTTGGGATGAGCGGTGGTGGGCACATAAGAGATATAAACTGTGAGAGACTGAAGAACTCTAAAGCTCTTTATAATATGGGTATGAAGGTTGCTGCGGTAGCTTTAATGTGTCAAGATGCAGCGGTATTCAACGCTATGAGAATGGCTGGCACCCCTTGCCCATTTGATGGTACTATAGGAGACCAAGCACAGGCACTATGGGATGAATTCCCAGAAGAAAAACCTATTCCACAAACAGAAGAAACTACACCCCATGCTAAAGCAAACACTTTCATCGGTCTTGGTATGCTCTTGGCTCTTCTCGCAATACTCTAGCGCGCAGGACCTAACCCAACAAGATATTGATATGGGAACGCTGTATGCTGCTCCATCGAATCCTGATGATCTGTTGGAATATAATGAACGCACATATATGGAACAGCTGATTGATAATAATGTTACTGCAACTACGACTGGAGACGGTGGGTTTTTAGGAACGGGATGGTTTGAAAGTGAAAATACAACTTACTCTATAGACTCTTGGACAGCCACAACTGGATGTTTAGATCCTTCAGCTTCTAATGGCGGAGATGGATCTTGGGGTGGAACGTCTGGTGGTTCATGTGCTAATATAGGTACTAATGGTGATGGAGCTATTCGTTTCGGATTTAATAATACAATAGTTTCTCAAACACAAGACATTATAAATGATGCTTTAAAAGTTGCGGGTGTTCAAGTTGTTGGATACTTATGGCAGTGGAAAGTTAAAAATTACAATGCTAATGATACAAGCGCAGTTCAAGTCAATAATCAAGACCCATTATATGTAAGAGTCATTGTCAAAGATAATGATGGAAATGTCCTTGATGAAAGAGAGTGGGATTACTCATATTCAATAAGTGACTGGGAACAAAAAAATGGAATGCAGTGGTATGATCCTTTTTTAATGGGCGATAAAGTTGATACACTTACGCTAGAAGTTGAGGGTAAAGATGCTGGTTACTGGGCTGGCTACTGGGGTCCAGAGTTTAGAGAAGCTGGTATCTATTCCATCTTTGTTTATAAAGAACCATTGGATTGTAGTGATCCTTTGAATGATGCTAGATGCCCTGGATATGCTACGGCACTACAAGAACAACAAGAGGCCATGTTGGCCGAACAACTAGCAATGGCGGAGATGACAAATGACACAGGAACAATTGAAGAAGTTAATGAAACTCCACGTACTGAGAAAGTTATTGAAGAATCTCAGCCAGGACCAGAACCAGTAGTAGAGGTAATAGAAGATGCCATTGAAGAAGTGTTGGAAGAGCCCATAGAAGTTGCTGGCGATCTTGAACCAGATATATTAAATGACACTGTGGCGGAAACTGGAACGAGCCCAAGGGTACGGATTAATCCGTTGGATGTGGCTAGAGGCGCTGTTGCTGACGCTGCTGCCGCGGCCAATAATGCCATAAGCAGTGCTACAACATCATCTATTCAATCAGACCAACAATCCACTAGTTTTGTAATGGAGCAGGCCCAAGAGTCTGCTGAACTATCCTTTGAAATGGAGGAGCAATTAATAGAGAACGTACAGTCAATTGCTTCTAATGTTTCACAACAACAATTTGCAGCTTTAAATTTAGAAGAGAATGTTTTGCAGTTAGAAATAATTGTGGATGATGTAAATGTAGAAACCGCAAATGATATTTTAAATAATATTATAAGTCAAGTAACATCTCCTACATTCGAACTTAAACTACCAGAACCAAAAGAAGAAATTGCTGAACCTATGAGTACTATGGAAGAAGCCGAGCTGGTAGCAAAGGCATTTGAAGGCAGTGATGATGAAGATGCACGATCCGCACTTTTAGGATATAACCCATTATTCAGCCAATACCAACAACTTCAAATGGCTGATGCAGATTTTTATAAACCAAAGGAGATTTACCCAAACCAAAAAAATCATGATAACCCAAATTCAAGATTCTTTAACGGGGCAAGTGACGAAAAACATAACGCACTAGTAAGGATGCAATACGACAATAGATGAACTGTCTTTTAGGGTTGGCGCTGTCACTCCATTTGAATATGGATGACGGCTATAATATGATTCATCCATATGCCACATGTGAGCGAGGTCGTTATAATTACGGATTACTTGTAAATAGTGAAAAGAAAATAGGTAATTATTTAAGTTGGGATCTAAATGATAACATTGAATTGGGATTTATGACGGGATACACTTCAGCCCACATAGTTCCAATGGCTAGATTTAAAGCTGGTAACTTTTTTGCTATACCGGGGATAGAAGATTATAAGTTAAAGGGTATAGTAGCAGGAATAGAAATACCATTAGGAGAAAGATAAATGGCAGAATTTGAATTTGCTGGCACAACATTCAGGGGCGGAAAAATGTTTGCCGTTCTGACGGCATTATCCACGTTAGGCGGTGCAGCTTGGGCCGGCTTTGAGTTCTACAAAGACTACATGGATATGAAAGAGATTATACAAGAGATTGACATCGATGCTATAGCTGCAGAGAATGCTTTAGTGATACAAAAGCTAGATGAGTCTATGCTACGGATTGATGAAGCAATAACGTATACCAGAGATATTAAAAACGATCTAAAGGACGACCTGCTGAAGATGGAAGGTACCCTTGATCGTTTAGATGCTAAGGTAGATGAATCAGTTGATAAGACAAAGGATTCAATCGAATCATTTGAAATTAAGACCGAAAATACTATAGATAAATTTGAGAATAAAACAAAACAACAATTGGCTGAAGCCGCGGCTGATCTAAAAGAAGCTCAAGACGAACTAGAGGTAATGTCGAACAACCTAAAACTAGAGCTTGAAAAGATCAGAGATACTATGGGCGAAATTAGATCAGAAACTTCCGCTACCTTAAGGGAGGTGGAAATGACTATGAGAGAATCTGAAAAAGATACACGTGACGTTATGAAAGAGACGACCGCTGATCTAGAATTTAAAATGGATGATCTTGAAACCGAAATCAAGAAAACAATTGAAGAGGCTTTAGACAATCCACTTAATGACTAGGAGGTATTATGTCTATTGAGAGATGTTATGAAATGTCGCAGTTGGCCGGCATTGCTTATTTGGATGGGAAAGAAGCCAAAAAGCTTTATAAGAAAATGGGATGGAAAGGTCACAAGTTCATCGAAGTGAAAGGTGCGCAGTGTCATGTAATTTGGGACGATAAGGAAATGGCTATATGTTTTAGAGGCACAGAGCCAGACGAATTTTCTGATATTAAAGCAGATCTAAATGCCTGGCCTGATGCAGCACACAATGGCCATGGTAAAGTCCACAATGGATTCCAAGAAGAAGTTAATAAAATTTGGCACAACATTCTAGAGGTCATGGAAGCCCAGAAGTGTTACCATTTGTATATCTGTGGTCATTCTCTGGGTGGTGCAATGGCTACTATCGCAGCAAGCAGGTTGGGTGATAAAGTTACTGGTCTATACACATACGGCTCACCAAGAGCAGGAAATGCTGAATGGGTGAAATCAATTAAAGCCCCACATTATAGACATGTAAATAACAATGATATAGTTCCTAAGGTTCCGTTTAAATGGATGGGATATAGACATCATGGGGAGTTGCGCTATATAAACTTCTATGGAAACATTAGGAAGATGACAAGTTGGCAAAGATTTAAAGACGGTTGGCGTGGTCGTATGGCAGCATGGAAAAAAAGACAACCTTTCGATGGAGCGAGAGATCATGGCATGTCGAATTATATCAAATATTTGGAGAAAGAAAATGGCTGAAGAAAAACAAAAAATGATCGAAGCGGTGGATCATCCGGAAGGTAAGTTTGAGCTTGCAATCCGAATTTTAGGGAACGAAGTGCTCGGACTACAAATGAAGGTGGATGACTTTAAAATGAAATGGCTACTGATTGGTATATTCAGTATCGCAGTTCTTATGTGGGTCATGAGTTTGTTTGGTCCAGCTATTATGAGTACATACGGAGGAATCTAATGGAAGTGCTATCAAGAATGTTCGGTGACACATTATGGATCTATACAGCCATTGCTGGATCTCTAGTGGGTGCAGCATTTTTGGCATGGTTTAGAAATACCCGCGCTGCTTTATGGCTTATGTCTAAATTTGACAAGCTATTGGATTATCTTGTGGATAGGTTTGGTTGGGACTGGTTACAGGATGATCCTGATGCCTGGCGTAAACGCTATCCCAAGGTAACCAGTAAAATAGACAGCATAGAAAAACGATTGGAGGAAATCGAAAATGGATTGGGTAAAAAGTAGAATGAAGGAAAGAACCTCATGGGATGGGGCTGCCCTGGTAGCTTTAGGTCTTATGACTTTGTTTCTAGCCCCACTCGCTAAGATAGCCGCAGGAATAGCTATTGCCTATGGTGCTTGGACTATCTGGAAAAAAGAATAAAAAAATTCGAAAAAAATGAAAAAAGTCAGGGGGGAGGGGATTTACATTTGAACTGAAATACATTATATTAGTATTATCAAAGGAGATAATACAATGTACACTTTCGGTTCGAATGATGTTTTCTCAGACCTCGTAAAAGATGTTTATGGAACTCGGGGGCCCGCTAGAGACGGCGGTCACCTTTCTAGTTTCTATCACGAATGCGATGAAGTCAAACAGCAGATGTGGGACGAACTTTGCTACCAACTCGAAGAGAATACTAAAGCTGAGAAGCTCTTCGAAAAAGAGTGTATCGAAAAGTTCGAGGCTCGGATCAAAGACGTAATGGGTCTTGGTGCTATCGATCGCCTCACCGCTATCAGATGGATTATTGGTCCTGAAAAGTTCTATCACATTCAAGACGTAGAACATTTTGTTTGGGAACAAGGTATCCTATTCACCCCTTATGGTAAGAAACTTATCAAAGAAATCGAAGCCGTAGTAGAATACGAGGAAATGGTATAATGGGAGTTACATATAATGGAAAAAAATACGATGACCGCCATGGAGGTCCTTGGGATCGCGGATCTGCTGATTCGTATTATCGTCGTGGGTTTAATCCTCACTTTTTTTGCAGCGCAACTTATCAAAGTAATCGGGTAGATGAAGGTGAAATGAGCGCAGATGAACTTGAAGCCTATCGCGCTGGGTATGACTATAATGAAGAGATGGGTTACTATAAGGAGTGGTAATATGAATATTCGTGGTATTGAAAATCTTCCTCTGGCAGAAGCAAAAGAGCTTGGATTAGAGTATTTAAAACAGCTTAAGGTCAAGAGGACTAAAATGTTCCGCTTGACTAAAGACATCAACGAAGCCCCTAATTCAGCCGAGGTGTCTCGGATACTTTGGATGTTAGAACTAGCCGGATCTGGAGATGGAGTTATTGGTTCGGCATTTAAAGGCCACTACAAGTACAATGCCTAGTATAATCATTGGAATAAATCCTACTAAGGCACAGTACCGTAAAGGCTGTGCCTGGTATCGTCTACAGGATTGGATCGATGAATTGGATGTGGGCATTGTAGCCTTTACCAATCTATCCCACGATCCACACTGGGACAAGCGCACGCTCGACCGCGAGCACGTACTCGCGTGCGTAAGCGGGCACGATAAAGTAATAGCATTAGGTGGTTTAGTCTCTAAGGTACTAACTAAACTTGGTGTGGATCACTTTACCTTACCCCATCCATCGCCCCTCAACCGTCAAATAAACGACCCTAAATTTATTTCAAATAAATTAAAAAAATGTCGTAATTATTTGAATTAGGGGGTTTACAAATGAATCGAAATACGACAAGATAGTATCTATCAAATAGGAGAATATATTATGGCACATATGGTTGAAACTATGGCATACGCTGGCGAACTACCTTGGCACGGTCTTGGTGAAAAGGTCTCTAACGATCTTACACCAATTCAAATGATGAAAAAAGCTGGAGTGGATTGGGAAGTTCACGCAGTCGAGTCATTCGTAGAATTCAATGGCGAAAAAATGCCCACCGGTCAAAAATCACTTATCCGTGGTTCAGACGGTCGCATCCTCACCAACATCGGTGAAAACTGGAACCCAGTCCAAAACGAAACCGCCTTCGAATTCTTTTCAGAATTTGTTCTTGCTGGTGATATGGAAATGCACACAGCAGGTTCATTACGTGATGGTGAATATGTTTGGGCACTGGCAAAGGTCAAGGAATCATTCGACGTATTCGGCGAGGATACTATCGATTCTTACTTGCTCTTTAGTAACCCTCATAAGTATGGCAAATCAATCGATGTTCGCTTCACACCAATCCGTGTGGTTTGCAACAATACATTGACTATGTCATTGGAAGCCGAATCTAAAAATAGTGTACGTCTTTCTCACCGTACTGAGTTTAATCCAGATATGGTAAAAGAAACACTTGGCATCGCTCACGAGAAATTTGCTAAGTACAAAGAAATGGCTCAGTTCCTTGGTTCACGTAAAACCTCTGCCGAGTCACTTATCGAATACTATAATTCAGTATTCCCAAATACTTCTCGCACAGAAATGCCAAAAGAAGTTAAAGCTTACGAGGATCTTTCTCGCAATGCTAAACTCTGCTTTGATGTTCTTGATACCCAGCCAGGTGCAGAGTTTGCACAAGGTACTTGGTGGCAGGCCTTCAACTCAGTAACCTTTGTTACCGATCACGTACAAGGTCGGAACAAAGATAACCGCCTCCACTCTCAGTGGTTTGGTCAAAACGCAGCACGTAAGGTTGTTGCAGCAAACAAGGCAGTCGAACTGGCGACTGCCGCTTAATCTAAGGAGATACATTATGGAAATTACGGAAATTATGCTTAAAAGTCAAAAGTATGGCGATCTTGCACTGGACGTGATGCGTTATCAGCCCATGTCAGAGACGTATGTATGTCAGATCATCGCTGATGATAACGGTGACCATGATTGGCTACTAGTAGATAAACACAATATTGAGATTGAACATGGGGATGAGATGTATCTTTATACCGACACTGCTGATTACGTCAGCGGCGGAAATTTCGTTCAACCAGTAAATAACGACCGCGAGAACGATTTACTTGCTGAAAGCCTTCCGACTAATAGATTTACTTGGGATAACTATGAAAAGTTCTACCAAGAATCTATTAATAATAATCTAACCTTTGCAACCTTTAATGATTTCGCTAATCACTTTGATATTCAAGGGTTCAGATTCTGTCCCAAGATTACGGACACAAATAAAATGAAACAAAATAAAGCTTTAGCCAAAAAAGGCGCAAAACGTCTTAAAATTAAACGTGGTGTCGATTTTGCAGATATCATTCTCGAATATCGGAATGCTGCTTAACCATGACCAAGTACGTGCACGATAACCATGTTCACGTATACTATTTGTCTGAGGGGGTTTACGGAACAACCTTAAGGCAGTATAGTAAAGACGATGGCGTTCCTGCATCTAAGATAACCTTGGATGCAGACGCTGTGGTTAAATTCAAAGAGATGCTTGCAAGAGGAGGATGGTATGAATCAACGGCGGGGTAAAACACATAAGGCAGCATTAGGTGACGGTCTGCAGGATATGAAACTAAAAATGTTTTTCAAAGATTGCGCAGAGGTCTTAGATGCTGACGGTCAGGAGGATGCCGCCTTTTACTTCCATCAAATTGTAGAACACCTTATGGCTGGTAAGTCCTTACCACATGATAATAAAAGAGAGGCGGCTCGTATTCTAGGGGTATAAATAAATCGTCTTTTAATATTAAGGATGATGATATGTCAACTACTAAACTCTGGAAAAAGGTAAAAAAAATGGACCTAGGAAATCCTGTAATCACCGCCCTTGTAGGGTTGGTGATTTTTTATATTGGCCTCAAAACATTCTCGGGAGGTATGAAGTCGATGGGTAATATGGACCACCTTCAGTTCTTTTTAGGTAATCCAATTTATATGTTCGTCGGCGGAATAGTCATGACTCTTTTGTGGCAATCCTCCTCTCTTTCAACTACAGCTATTATTGCATTAGTTGCATCTGGGGCTTTACCTCTTCCAGCTGCAGTTGCAGCAGTTCTAGGGGCTAATATTGGTACCACGGGTACGATATGGCTAGCTGGCTTTTTTGTTTCAGACGGATGGCCTAGAGGTGATACCCTTCGAATAGCTATGGCACATACTGGAATGAATTTAATAATGGCATTGATGCTTCTACCATTTGTTGGGCATATAGCAAAATATCTTTATAAATTTTAAAAAAAGGGGGTTTACAATCGATTTGAAAAGCGGTAGAGTAGTATTATCAATAAGGAGATACCTCTATGATTATTAAGTCTGACCGCACAAACTCTTATATCGCAACTGTAGATCTGAAAGACCCCGATGACCAAGCTTGGATCAAGGCAATCCGCAAGACCGTAAAAGAATCCAATGAATTCCAAAAGTCTAAAGGTAGTTCAAGACGTCAGTATGTAAAGCTTCAAGGTCGGGGCCATAGAATGGGTAATCGTCGTTACAATGTATCCCTTCCCCTTTCCTTCGCTGAAAAAGCAGACATATACGTTTACGATCGGTAATTCAAAACCCGGGTCTTTCCCCGGGTTTTTTGTGTCTTATAAATACATAAATACAGTTAAAAACAAGTAACGGTAATGCTTCGATTCAGAGATTTTTTAACGGAAAGACGTAGTATGTATGCACCTATGACACGTGCTCAGTGGCTAAAAATAAAGGCGCGTACCACTGACGTGCGATTGGACATTTTAGCACAAGCTATAAAAGATGGAAGCGCAATCCCAGATGTAAATGGTAAGGATGTTTCTATACCTAACACTAAATCAAATTTAGATGCTATTGAAAACTTTAAATCTAGCAAAGATCAATATTTCATTCTTACCCTTGCTGATAAATCTAACATACTTTCTAACACACTGGGTAAAGCGCCGATATTCGGAGGCGCAGGACAAGGAGCTGGTGCGACAGGTGTTACCGCTAACGGAGAAGCCCTTCAGTGTTTATATCTTGCTGCACTGATAGGTGAAGGGGTAAAGAAGGAATTTTCACATTTTACTCCTGAAGTCCTGAAGAAATATTCTACAGTTATCGATACCGATCGTACATTTGAAGATATGATGAGCGCTGCAGAAGGTTGGCACATATCTGCATACGTATCAGGCAAGGCATTGATTGATAAAAAATATGTGGGGAAGGATCACACTTTCCATAGAGGCTCTACTAAAATGAATGAAATCTATAAAATGAAAACGAAAGCTTTTAGGGCGGATGGGAAACCCCAGTTGGCAGGCGATAAATGGAACCCTGGAGATATATGGGCGATTAAGAAAACCATTAATCTATCTACTAAATTGGATGCTACTAGTGTACAGAATCTTAATTCTACAATTAAGCAGGCTTTCATAGATCGGGACATTGTTGGTATTTCTCTAAAGCAGATTAATAAACTTACTACCAAAGCAAAGTTAACCGATTATAATTTGGATGGCGTGGAGCTTGGTAAACATACCTATGATCATTCTATTCTTAAAGCCTCTACTAGAAACGCTACATTCTGGTCATCAAAAGGCGGATATATATTCTTTGATCGTCAAAAGAAAATGGATGTTAGAGCCCCTACTAATTTAGGTCCACTAAACGTAGAGATTCAAGGAACTGGCGCAAGAGGTGGACGTAGTGGATATGGTTCAATTGAATACGCTGCGAAGGAGTATTTAGGTGTAACATTAAAAACTAACGATCAGCTTAAAACTGCTTCGCGAGCAATGCTAGGTGGAAAGAATGAAACTTCGGCAAAAGCGCTTTGGGAAAAAGCACATTCAATTCATTCGGATATAGCCTGGGAGCCGTTTTGGGAGGAACTAAAAAAACAAAGTGTTGATCGGATTCATGCTAACTTGGGTGCTACAGAAATAATCTATGCAGTGGATCAAGCAACTAAAACAAAACGGGATCAGTTTATTTCTTATCTAGTTAATCTGGCCGGATCTAAAACCTCTGATTCTTCAGTATATGTAAAAGTGGAGGCTGGAGCATAAATGGCACAGTTCAGTCAAAAACGATACGATTTCTTTAATCCTACAAATAATGATTTGTATGAAGTAATGATGATTGCTAATAAGAATGGTCTTGTTGTTAATTCTGACAACCCCTTTCCTGTTACTATGGGAAGTGGAGGCCTTAGTGGTGGTACTATTTCTGCTAAGCCTTGGGGCTTAGATGTTTCACAAGGTAATGTGACTGGTCATTCATTTGTTCATAAATTTGGTGCTGTTCCAGCAATGAGTAACAACCAAAGTGGGTCAGTCTGGGATGTTAACGATACTGATTATCCTTGGTCAGCATTCGATACTCCAGGTATAATTACAATTGCAACAACAGCTGCAAATGGATCTACTGTTACGACAGATAATGGATTGAATGTTGTTATTGAGGGATTGGATTCTGATTATGCTCCTGCAACAGACACACTTACAATATCTGGAAGCACTGCAACTGGCACAACGACATTCAAAAGAGTATTCAGAGCTTATGTTACTGATGGTTCAAGTTCTAACACTTCACAGATCCGTATGAGTCGTGGAGCTACTGAGGTTGCAAGAATTAATATTGGTAAAAGCCAAACTCTTATGGCTGTGTATACAATTCCTGCTGGCAAGACAGGATATTTAATGCAAGGAACAAGTTCAATTCAATATGGAGCGGATGCAACCGGCGACATGTTTGTCAGATATTTTGGTCAAGATACATTTAGAGTTGGTCATTCATTTGAAGTTTCTGGTGCAGGTGGATACTATAACTTTAGCTTTGGTTTTCCAATTCCTGTACCACAAAAATCAGACATTGATGTAAGAGCTTCAATGAGAACAAACAATGCTCGGTTAACAGCTTCATTTGATTTATTATTAGTTGACAATTAATGTTGACTTTATTGTAACGAGGTAGTATAAAGATTACATGGAAAACTTTAGCTCATATATAACAGAACAGAAAAATACACACATGACTCATATTGAGGACAAGGTCCTCTATGGAGGTGTCAAAGGAACACGGGATGCTATAATGGCTCTTCGGAGTCTAAGAGATATGTTAAGAGGTGAGCATGACGGTAATGTATCTGTTAAGTGGGATGGCGCTCCTGCTATTTTTGCTGGCACTGATCCACGTGACGGCAAATTCTTTGTCGCCAAAAAGGGAATCTTTAATAAGAATCCTAAGGTCTATAAATCTGATTCTGACGTGGATGCTGATACTAGCGGTGATCTGGCTGTTAAGCTTAAGCTCGCACTAAAGCATTTACCAGAGTTAGGAATTAAAGGTATTATCCAAGGTGATTTTTTATATGGACCAGGGGATATTAAAAGGAAAAAAATTAATGGTGAGGACTATATTACTTTCCACCCTAATACTATCGTCTATGCTATACCTGCTAGCAGCCCTTCTGCTGCAGCGGTCAGAACCGCGAAAATCGGAATTGTTTGGCACACAACTTATAGATCATCCAATCCAAGTGGAGGTTTTGCCACCTATAGGGCAGACTACGGCGTCGATGTTTCCTCGCTAAAGAAAAGTAAAAATGTTTGGTCACAAGATGCAATGTTAAGGGACCTAACTAAAGCAACCATGAGTAAAAAGGACACAGATGATGTTAACGCGAATCTTTCCGAAATTGGCAAACTATTTAACCAGATCGCCGGATCAACCCTTAGGGAGCTCGAATCACATGAAGAGCTACCGCGCCTCATTGAGCAATTCAATAATAAGTATGTCAGAAAGGGACAGGTCATTGGAGATTCAGGAAGACACGTATCAATGCTCATTAGGTGGATCAGACTTAGATACGCCAAAGAAATAGCTAAAAGAACAAGCGAAAAGGGTAAAGCAACCCAAAGAGATAAACTAGAAAAAATATTAAGCTTTTTTTCGAACGATAATAAAAAATCACTAGAAAAGATGTTTGATCTACAAAAATTGATCGTTCTTGTGAAATTAAAACTTATAAATAAGCTTAATACTTTACAAAATATTTCAACTTTTGTTAAGAGTAAGAATGGATTTAAAGTAACGGGAGCCGAAGGCTTTGTTGCTATTGACAAATTAGGTGGTGACGCTGTGAAACTTGTTGATCGTATGGAGTTCTCATACAACAACTTTTCACCAGATATATTAAAAGGATGGGACAAACCAACGAGGAACTAAATGGCAAAGGTCAGTTTTAAAGATTTTACACCAGTAGATTATATGCCGGGCGAAGATGAACTAATTAAGCGTCAGGCAAAGAAAAGAAAAATGGATACACCGACAGGCAACACAGGGGAATCTGTAGAGCCAACGGATGAAGCTCTTACAATGGCTCAACGCCGTAAGAAAGCTCGTACCATGAGAAAATACCAAGCCCGTATAAAAGTCGGTGCTAAAAAAGCCAAAGCTAAAATTGCTAGTGCTAAGGTTCTAGCTAAGAGAGCCCAAAAAGCTGCTCGTAGAGCAATGGCTAAAAAGCTGACTCAAGGTATTGCTAAGAGAGATCTTACCCCCTCTAGAAAAAAAGAAATAGAAGCCCGTCTAGATAAAATGAAGCCGCGGGTTAACCGGTTGGCTAAAAAGTTGTTACCACAACTAAGACGTGCAGAAATGGGTAAAAAGCGATCTTAATATGTTTAACAGTTTTTCACAGTTTTTAGTAGAAGAGGAAAAGACTGTATTCTTTACGTTCGGGAGAATGAATCCCCCGACGATTGGTCATGGTAAGTTGCTTGATGTTTTATCCCAGAAATCTGGATCCAATCCGTATAGAGTCTTTCTATCCCAATCCCAGGATCAAAATAAGAATCCATTAAAATATCAAGAAAAGATTAAATTTGCTAGGAAGTTATTCCCTAAGCATGCTCGATCCATTATGATGAATAAAAAAGTTAATAATCCTATGGCAGCAGCATCTGCTTTATATGATGAGGGATTTATAAATCTAGTAATGGTAGTCGGATCAGATCGTCTAAACGAGTTTGATATATTACTGAAGAAATATAATGGTAAGAAATCTACTCATGGATTCTATAATTTTAAATCAATTAAAGTAATCTCTGCAGGTGAGAGAGATCCTGATTCAGAAGGTGTTGAAGGTATGTCAGCATCTAAGATGAGAGGTTTTGCAAAGGATAATGACTTTGTATCCTTTTCACAAGGATTACCAAAGGCAGTTTCTAATCCTGATGCCAAAAAAATGTTTAACACTATTCGTAAGGCAATGGGATTAAAAGAGGCTAAACAGTTTAAAAACCACGTACAACTAGAGCCAGTATCCGA